CACCCCCGAACCTGCTCCCACTCCTGTCGTTGAAACCGACGAAGACGGTTCCATCACCATCCGCTGAACGCTTCCATGCCTGACGCCATCACCATCACAGAGCAGTCGACCCCAGCCCTTTCCGCAGACAATGAACAAATGCTCCAAGCCCTCCAGCAGGGCGAAGAGCAAGCAGAAGAACAAGGTGAACAACAGCTCCTGGCCGGCAAGTACAAGTCCGTCGAGGAACTGGAGAAGGCATACCAGGAAGCCCAGCGCAAGCTGAGCCAAGGCTCGGCAACAGAGGCTGACGACGACGTCGAGGAGGTCGAGGACGAGCCTGACGAGGCCAAAGAGCCCCAGTCCGGCAATGCCAAGGAGATCTACGGCGAGTTCATCGGCTCTCGTCTCGAGGAGACGGGCATCGACTTCTCGGATATGAACACCCGCTGGCAACAGACGGGTGAGCTGACCAGTGAGGACTACGACCAGCTGCAAGAGGCTGGCTTCGGTCGCGACATGGTCGACGCCTACCTGTCTGGCCTGCAGTACAAGGCGGCCCAAGACACTGCTCTCACGGTCAAGGAGATCAACTCCATTAAGACCGAGTACGGCGGCGAGAAGGGCTACGCCGAGATGCTGCAGTGGGCGGCCGAGAACCTCAGCACAGAGGAGATCAAAGGCTTCAATGAGATCGTCACCGGCAACAGCAGCATGTCTGCCGTGCGGATGGCTATCTCTGGCCTGCACGCCAAGTACGCCGGCACTGCTGGTCGTGAACCCAAGCTGCTGGGTGGTCGTGCCCCCAAGGGTGATGTCGACAAGTTCGAGTCCACTGCTCAGCTCGTGACCGCGATGCAAGACCCTCGCTACCACGAGGATCCTGCATACAGACGGAAGATTCAGGCCAAGCTCTCCAGAAGCTCTATTTTCTGATTGCAGAGGACCCCAAAGCTCCCTTGACCAGGGGGCTTTTTCTTTGGTCCAGAGTGTGTCTACACTTCCACTACCTAGACCCGCTCACGGAAGCGACGGCCCTCTGCGGAGGACACCCTGAGTGAAAGGGAGATAGAGGTCGGGGAACTCCACCCAACTTCTCTAGGAGACCAGCAATGGCTGCCCCTAATTTTGACGCCTCTCGTCTTGGCGTCGTCAACACGACCACTGACGGCTCTTGGGCACAGGACAACAACCTGTTCCTCCAGGTCTTTGCCGGCGAGGTGCTGACCGCCTTCCGTAAAGCCACCATCTTTGAGCCCCTGCACACCGTTCGCACCATTGCAAACGGCAAAAGTGCATCCTTCCCGATCATCGGCTTGAACAGTGCCGCGTATCACACGCCTGGCACCATGCTGATCGGTAGCCGCGTGAAGCACGCTGAAGCTGTCATCAAGATCGACGACAAGCTGACCAGCAACGTCTTCATTGCTGACATCGACGAAGCCAAGAACCACTACGACGTTCGGGCGCCCTACTCCACTGAGATGGGCAACGCTCTGGCGTACACCTTTGACCGCAACATTGCGGCCATGGTGGCCAAGGCTGCTCGCACCGCCACCAACTTCAACACCGATCTGCCCGGTGGTACCCGCATCAAGATCGTTGCCACCAACAAGGCTGCGATCACCGGTGCCCAACTGGCCACTGCGCTCTTCAGCGCAGCCCAGAAGATGGACGAGAACAACCTCCCCGAGAACGACCGCTACTGCGTGCTCGCCCCCGCTGAGTACTACAAGCTCGTCCAGACCACCGATGTGATCAACCGCGATTGGGGCGGTGCTGGCGCTTATGCCGACGGCACCGTGCTGCGCGTGGCTGGCATCACCATCCTGAAGTCGAACCACCTGCCCACCACCAACCGCTCTGCGGCCAGCGGTGAGCAGAACGACTACTCCGCCAACTTCACCGACTCCGTCGCCCTTGCCTTCAACAAGCAAGCCGTCGGCACCGTGAAGCTGATGGATCTCAAGATGGAGCAGACCGGTTCCGACGTCCACGCCCTCTGGCAAGGCACCTTCATGGTTGCCTCCATGGCTCTCGGTACCAACATCCTGCGTCCCGACTGCGCCGTGGAGATCTACACCGCTACCAGCTGAGCGGTTTCAATGGGGCCCTACGGGGCCCCTTCCCCTTTTTGAGCTGATCCATGGCACTTGCTCGCACCACCTTCCTGGAAGCGGTCAACCGCGTCCTCCAGATGATGGGCGAGGCGCCCGTCAACAGCCTCGATGGCCAGTTCGGACTGGCTCAGCAGGCGCAAGACATGCTCAACGACATCAGCCGCAAGGTCCAGGTGGACGGCTGGTCGTTCAACACTGACTACGAGCGGGAAATGCTGCCCGACGCAGTGACGCAACAGGTGCCAGTGGGCTCCAACGTCAGCCGTGTCGTGGTCGACCCCTACAACTACCCATCGCTGGACGTCGTGCAGCGTGGCGACAGGCTCTACGACCGTCGTTCCAAGACGTACCAGTTCACGGATGCCTTCAAGGCTGACGTCACCTACTTCCTGGAGTGGGAGGAGCTGCCTGAGCACGCTCGGCAGTACATCACCATCAAGGCTGGCCGGCACCTACAGGAAGCGATCCTCGGCAGCGCGGATCTCAGCAAGATCAACATCACCGCAGAGGCCGAAGCCAGGGCCCTCTTCATGGAAGAGGAAGGCAACGTCAGTCAGACCAACATGCTGCGTGGCAACCCGAACCACACCGGTGTATTCATGACCTACATGCCCAGCCGGGCCCTGCAGCGTTGAGCCATGCCACTTGTAAGCAGCTCCATCCCCAACCTGATCAATGGGGTCAGCCAGCAGCCTGCCGCGCTGCGCCTGGCCTCACAGGCTGAGCAGGTCGTCAACTGCATGTCGTCCCCGGTGGAGGGGTTAAAGAAGCGGCCACCCTGCTACAACATCGGCAAGCTATTCAGCGGATCGGCTGGGGCTGGGCGTCCGTTCACGACCATCGTCGACCGTGATGCAACCATCCGGTACATGGTGCTGATCCAGGACAACGCCATCAAGGTGTTTGGCCTGGACGGCAGCGCCAAGACAGTAACGACACCCAATGGTGTTGGCTATCTGGACATCGCAGGAGAGCCAAGCAACATCTTCAGGGTTGCCTCAATTGCCGACTACACGTTCATCGTGAATCGGGAAAAGACGGTTTCAATGCTCACTGGGTCCGGCAACCTGTCGCCGACCTGGGGCACCAAGTCGATGGTGTTTGTTAAGTCGGCTGATTACGCCACGACTTACACCATCAAGGTCAACGGCACGACCGTCACCCATACAACGGCCAACTCTGGTGGCGCAACGCCTAACGTCGTCACCATTGCAGCTGCGCTTGCCAGCAGCCTGTCGTCTGCACTTGGAGCTGGCTGGACTGTGACCAGCTACGAAAGCAATGTAATGATCGCCAAAAACGATGGCGGCGATTACACGCTTTCAACCCTTGATAGCCGCAGCGGCGACATGATTGTCGCGATTAAAGGTGTTGTCGATGGGCTGTCAGATCTTCCAATTAGAGCCGAGCACGGTTTTATCGTCAAAATACAGGGCTCTGCCGCAACCAGGGCCGACGATTACTACGTCAAGTTTGTCACTAACGCAGGCAGCGGCACCGGCCATGGCGTCTGGAAGGAAACGGTAGGACCTGGCATTACTTACAAGTTTGATCCGGCGACAATGCCACATGTGCTCGTCCGCAATGACGACGGCACCTTTGTCTTTAAGCAGTTTGATTGGTCGGCTCGCGTCGCCGGAGATGCCGCCACAGCGCCAGAGCCAACATTTGTCGGCAGCAAGATTCAAAACGTCAACTTGTTTCGCAACAGATTGGCGCTGCTGGCTGATGAAAACGTCATCATGTCAGCGGCCGATAGCTACGACCGCTTCTGGCCTGAAACCGTGCAGACGGTCGTTGATAGCGATCCAATTGACCTGACGACAGGTGGTCGACAAATTAACTTCCTGGTCAGCAGCTTGGCGTTTGCCAATGTGCTACTGCTTTTCAGTCGCCACGGTCAGTTTCGGCTGGATTCAGGTTCAAATATCGGCACGTCTTTAACGCCAAAGACGGCGACAATTACGCCTGTCACCACGTTTGAAATGCTGGCTGAGGTCGACCCAGTTGGTGTTGGCCGAACGATCTACTTCTCTGTGCCTAAGGGTGACTTCTCTGGTTTGCGGGAGTTTTTCCTGCCAGATGCCAGCGGCCCAGTCCCCCTGTCGGAAGAGGTGACGGCATCAGTGCCCAGGTTTGTCCCTGGCAACTTGTCGACCCTGATTGCTTCCGCGTCAGAGGAAAGCATCCTGCTGATCAGCAAAGACCAGCCCAAGCGGATCTACCTGTACAAGTTCCTGTTTCAACAGGACACCAAGTTGCAGTCGTCCTGGTCCTACTGGGAGGTCAAAGGCGCCAAGTCCATCCTTGGTGCAAGCATGGTCGACAGCGAGTTGTATTTGGTCGTCCAGTACAACGATGGCGTCTACATGGAGAAGTCAATCCTGCGGCCGGAGAGCGTCGATACAGGCACCACCGTCGAAATCCTGCTGGATCGCAAAATTACTGAAGCCACCTGCTCCGTGGCTTTGACCAATCCGGCAGGCCTTGACGTCCAGAGCACCATCACACTGCCCTATCCCATCGCCGCTGACAGCACGATGGTCGTTGTGGGCCGGTCATTCGCAGGTAACAGCTTGCAGCACGGCCAACTTGTTGTACCCATCAGCCAAACCTTGACTGGCGGAGCAGGTGGCAATGGCACCCTGGTCGTTCGCGGGAACTTGACTGCTGCCAAGTTCTATGTGGGCGAGCTGTACGACATGCTCTACGAGTTCAGCACCCAATATTTGAAAGAGCAGCCCCCAGGCGGTGGCCTGGCCGTGGTGGCAGGGCCCAAGTTGCAGCTACGCACTTGGACGATGATCTTCGACCAGACGTCGCACTTTGAACTGAAGGTCACCCCACGAGGCAGGACGACCTACACCTATCCGTACAACGGCATCGAGCCTGGCGACGCAGAGATCAGCCTTGGAGAGATCGGACTGCGCAACAGCAAGTTCAGGGTGCCAGTCATGACCCAGAACATCGACGCCAAGATTCAGATCACAAGCAGCAGCGCCCTACCCTGCAGATTGCAATCAGCTGAATGGGAAGGGTGGTATCACACCAGGGCGGGACGGATGTAAGGCCACACGCCAGGCGGTCTGTGGTGAAGGACATCCTGCCTGTCGCCAACAACATGCGGCAGGAGGACGCCGACGAGGTCCGTGCTGGTTGTGGGCAGACCCCTGCCGAGGCATTGATGTACTGCTTCTTCAAGTCCGATCCCTGCATGACCATGGTCAGCCGTCTTGGCCAGCCCATGGGCATGTGGGGCGTCGTGCCACAGGAGGAAGGCGTTGGCCGGATCTGGCTGCTGGGCACCGACGAGATGGTCGACGACCCAGCCAACCGGTTGCGTTTTCTGCGTGAAGCCAAGGGATACTTGGCGAAGGTGGGGGAGCGCTACCAGGTGCTGTTCAACTGCGCGGATGCTCGGAACGCGGTCCACATCAAATGGCTTCGGTGGATGGGCTTTACCTTTATCGCCGAGCATCCAAACTATGGAGCAGAGGGAAGGTCGTTTTTGGAGTTCGTGAGGATGAGTCATGTGTGAACCCGTATCAATCACTCTTGGCGTTTTGTCTGCTGGCCTTGGCATCGCTCAAGGCGTTGCTTCGTATCAGCAGGCGCGAGCCAACACGGCGCAACAGAACGCCCAGGCCGAGCAGGCCTATCGCTTTCAGCAGATGCAGGCCTCCTCGGCCCGTGGCTTTGAACAGCTGAAGCAACAGCAGCAGGCGTCGGTGATGGAGCAGAACCGCCTGCTGGCCGACACCGCCTATGCCAACGACATCGCCCAACTCAACCTGCGGTTGATGCAGGAGCAGGAGGCTACGGCCCAGCAACAACGCAAGGCAGCGCTTGCGGCACAAGAAGCCCGAGGGGAAATCCGGGCGACAGGTCGTCTTGGCCAGTCAGTCGATGCGTTGATTGCTGACTACTACAGGCAGCAGGCTTCGTTTGACTATGCGGCCGAACGCAACCTGGCGTTCACGACGGCGCAGACGCAGCAGCAAAAGGTTGGCGCAGCAGCGACCAGGGGCAGCAGGCTGGCCAGTCAGCAGCCGTACTTGATGCAGCCGATCCTGGATCCGCTGGAGCCGATCTATGCCCCGGCGCCCAGTTCTGCGCCATACCTGCTTCAGGGTGCCGCCGCTGTGGTGGGAGGAGTGCAGACAGGCATGAGTGCTGCGTCGACAATGAACAAGCTGAAGGCTGCGCAGCCAAAGCCCATGACGCTGGGCCCAGTCGCAAAGGCTGCTGGCGTGGCACCCAAAGCTGGCTACTACGGACCCGCGTACTAACCCATGGCCAAGCTCTCTACCGGTCAGACCTACGGCGAAACGGGTCGCGCTACGTCGCAGCGGCTTTTGGGTGGCGCCGAACAAATGGCGACAGGCGGGGCCCTGGCCCAGCAGTCGCTCAGTGTCCCGACGCTGCAGCCACAAGCCGCACCTGTCAGCACGTTTCAGCAGGTAGGGGCGCCAACCCTCGGTGGGCCTGTTCGCACTTTTGCTCCGCCTGAACTGCCAGCTGCCAGCCAGGACATGGCGAAGCTGGCCGCGGCCCTGGGCCAATTCAATCCGGTGCTGCAGCAACTGGGCAGCAGCTACCTGCAGCAACAGAAGGACCTGGACGAGCAGCGACAGCAGGAAGCCAAGCAGTTCATCGCCGACTACGAATCTGGCTTTGGTCCCAGCCGGGGGCTGATGGACACCAAGCGGATGCTCGAACGGGCCGTGGCGAATGGCGATGCCAGGGCCGGTCGCTTGCTGACGTACATGACATCACGACATCCCGGGATGTTGGGCTACGTCAACGAGGCATCGCAAGATGCCGCCGTCATGAACAACGCGGCGGATCTGGCTCGTCGTATTGCTGATCGGCGGACCTACACCTATGCGGATGGACGAGAGGTTGCCACGGCTTCGCTTGAGCCAGATTCGCCTGAATACAGAGGGCTCGTCGAATCGCTGTTGATGCCAGAGGGTGGTGTCTCGGCTCGCGTTTACAGCAAGCACGCAGCATTGATGGCTAGCGCCAGAAACGCAGCGTTGGTGCAACATGAAAAGGAAAACATTAACTACAAGGTCGAAAGGTATGTGGCGGCCAGTTCGCAGGCCATTGATGCCGCTGCGGCAGGCAAGATGTCAGGGACGATGTCGGACAGCGACGTCGCTCGCTATTTGCAAACTGCGTTGGATTCAGCCTATGAGAGGGGGCTGCCAACAGAGCAAGCAAATAAATTGCGCGATGGCTTGCTCGACAGGTATTCCGACTCTGTTGCGGCATGGGCCAAGCAAAACCCTGGTAGCCCAGTAAACGTGACCGACGCCCTGTGGCCGCTGCGTCAGTTGATGACTGGCCCGGCAAAGGAGCGGGTAACGACTGATGGCAAGACCAATGAAAGCCTGAGGCTTATCAATGTGCTTGGCGGAGAGGGGAATTACGACAGGCTGGAGGGCAAGCTGCAGACAGCGGTGTTGCAAGCGGATGCCCAGCAGCGCCAGGCCGACGAGGTCGCCGGTCGAGTTGGGGGCCAGGCCCTGGCCATGCAGTACATGCCCGACTCGGCGGCGAACGACCCAACCGCCATCCGCGATGGAGCGACTGCTGCACGTCAGCAGATTCTGCAAACGGTAAAGGACCCAGAGCAACAAGCCGCGCAATTGGCTCAAGTAAAAGCAAGGGAAGATCAGCTGACTGCTGCATATACAGAGCCTCAGCAGCGCAATAGGGAGATGTGGTACGCCACGCAGTACCAGCGGGCAGTGCAAGATCCACAGGCCAGACAGCAGCTACAGGCCCAGCTGAATCAGGACATTCAAAGCGGTGCAGTTTCTGATTCGTTCTTTAAGTCGCAATCGGTCACCCTGGCCAACTTGGACAACAAGACGGTTGAGGGCTATCGCGATGCGTGGCAGGCGCAGATTAAGCAGCGACTGGATGAATGGAAGAAGATTTCAGGCAGTCCTGATTCCTATGGCGGCCAGCAGATCACTGGGTTTGAGCTGAACGCATTGGTGAATGCCGAGCAGCAGATGGATGCAGTCGGCCGCAATGCTGCCGCTCAGGCGCTGAAGGATGGCAAGGATCCAATCAAAGCAATCGAGGAAGCCTTCAAGGGCCGCAACTTCGGCTTGCGTGAGCGCCCCCGTGGCCCACAGCAGCAGGCTTACAAGAGCCTGGACGAGCTGGTCAAAGGCAGCACCGGCTGGGCCAGCCGCGACAACATCGCCCCCGACAAGGCGACTCAGCTCAAGGCCCAGGCCCGAACCCGTCCCTTGTTTGATCGGGACACGCTGCTGCGAGAGGTGAGTGCAATGGCCGACGGAGGCCAACCCAGCCCGCAGATGCGCACCCTGCTGCGTGCATTGACGACAGGCCCCAATCGACTGCAGACGTCGGAGGCCTTGATCATGCAAATCAAGCAGCACGGCTTGATTGAAGACATTGATCCGACGCTGCTGCAGCGCATCAAGGCACTGGACAACAGCCTCAAGTTGTCGAGCGCCCAGCCACGACAGCAGCAAGGTGGTGGCAATCCTGTGCTTGCTGCGATGGGCTCACTGCTGACCCCGTCAGCAGCCGCTGCGACTAGGCCGCCTGCGCGAGCAGCTGTCACGCCACAGCAAAGGGTCGACGGTTACATGAAGCGACTCTCTTACTTGGAAACCAGGATTCGCAACATCCCGAACTCGGAAGGCTCTGAAGGACGTGGCTACTTCCAAGCCTTTAATGCCTTCAACGCAGAAGCGACGGCCGCTGCTGGTGGTATTTCACCGCGGTCGAGCAACTACGGGGAAGCGGCCAGGGCGTCATGGGCTTGGATTCAGCGATACAACAAGCGTGCGGCAGATGCCATCAGAAGGGGTGACTACAACACTGCCGACCGACTGCTGCGAAACACCTGGCCGTCCCTCCCAACTGGCAGTCAGGCGCAGAGCGACAAAGTCCAACGTGAAGCAAGGAGGTATCTGCGCTGATCGATGGCGGCAAGTGCCGTCTGGCCCGATGATGTTCACAAAGAAGACGTGCAGCGGTTCTGACCCATGCCTGTTGAGCTGATTAAAGACCCGGAAACTGGCCGCGAGCGCCTGGTCTATGTACCAGCCAAGGGCATGGGGCAGCAGCCGACAGAGCGCAAGCCCCAGCCTCAACCACAGCAGAAGGCTCCGCCGCAATTTGGTGGCGTCGTTGGTGGCTTGGTGTCAGGCGTGCAGGCCGCAATGCGTGGCCAGGACTTTGGTGCGGCTTGGGAGCGTGGCGTAAGGGCAGGACTGCCAGCCCCAGTGGCAGAACCGGTGCTTTCTGCTGGTCGAACCCTTGGCTATGCAGGTCAGCGGGTACTGCAGGCAGGCGCCCAGACAGCAGCAACTCTGCCCACTACGCAGGAAATCCTGTCGGGACAGTTCTTTACGCCTGATGGCAAGCAGGCTGCAGCGGAACAGCGGCGGATGCTGGCTGCAGAGAAGCAGGTGCCAGTCACCATCAAGCCTGCCAATGACATTGAGCGGACGACGGGCGACATCCTGTCGTTCATTCCCGTTTTTCTGGGCACCAAGGGCGCCATCTCCCCGATGACCCAGGGCATCAGCAAGACCCCTGGCATCAGCCGCCTAGTGCAGGGTGCCGAAGAGGCCGTCACCAAGATCAAAGCGACAGGTCTGCCTGGCCGCGTGGCTGGCCGGTTCGCCCAGGAAGCTGTCGAAGGTGCAGTCCCCAGTGCCGTCGCCACCTATTTCTGGGAGAAGCGTGGAGAGGAAAGCCTCACCGACAAGCTCTACAAGGCAACAAAGGGCACTCCATTTGAGGGGGTGGTCATTGATGCGCTGCGTTCCGACCCCAATGACACCGTCCAGCAGCAGCGGACAAAGGCTGCACTGAACGACCTGGTGTGGTCGGTACCGCTGGGCGGGGCCATCGGTACTGGATTCCGGGGCCTTGGCGCCCTGGCCGGTGCAACCAAGGCAAAGGTGGCCGAGGTGCTGGATCGCATGATTCAGGTGGCCCAGGCCGAGCAGGTTGCCAAGGCATCGACGGCGCCCACGCCACCGCCTACTGCTGCCGTGGCACCGCAGGCTGTCATTGAGCCCAACAAGCCGGCGCTCCCCCCAGGCGTCACTCCTCCCACGACCAGGGTCACTGGTCGGCAAAAGGGTGGTGCTGCGCAGCAGGCACAAGAGGCCCTAGCTGGACGCACTCCCCGGATGTGGGAGACGACAGGCGTCGAGATCCAGCAACCACTGGACGTCTTTGAACTGGGCGGCGGCGTTCGCCGTGGCGAGCCTCAGGCCCCTGCTGCTCCTGCTGCCCCTGCCCCCAAGCAAGAGCTGGTCCAGGTCGAACCGCCCCCTGCATCAGAGCGGACTGTCGACATCGAGGCCATTCCTGGCGCCACCTCCATCCCTGACCCATGGGGCGAAGGGTCGGCCATGGCGAAGTACGCCCAGGCCGTCGACGAGCTGGACCTGAGCACCAAGGGACTGCAGGCAGAGGTGGCCCGCGAGACCTGGACTGCACCAACAGCGCCCACCCTGCAGGAAGGTGAGCTGCCCGGGATGCAGCAGCCTGGCTACACCCAGGTGATGGCGGTGCCGACCGCCGAGATGTTCACCGCGCCCCAGGTCCTTCAGTACAAAGAGGAGGGCCGGCTCAGCAAGACAGGCCGCAGCGGCTCACTGGTCGACGAGGAAGCCTTCTCGTACCAACTGGCTGGCGTCGTCAGTGCATGGCGTGACGTCAACGGCGAGCTGGGCCCTGCTGGTCGCATCTATGTGGTGAACGGCCACAACCGACTGGAGCTGGCCAAGCGAGCTGGGGCACCTGTCGTCAATGTCCAGATGCTGGACGTGCCGACGGCCAAGGAAGCCCGGACCATTGGCGCCCTGCAGAACATCGCCGACGACAAGGGCACGTCCATCGACGCAGCCAAGATCTTCCGTGACACGGGCATGGGGCCCGACGACCTGCGTCAGCAGCGCATCAGCATCAGCGGGCAGAAGGCTGGCGAAGGCCTGGCCCTGTCTCGTCTGCCGCAATGGCTATTCGACAAGACCGTTGCTGGCGAACTGCCAATCAATAAGGGCGTTGCGCTGGGCAGCGTCGTCGCCGACGAGGCAGTCGTCAGTGAGGTGGCCAAGCAGGCGATCAAGGGCAACTGGAGTGCCGACAAGATCGCCCAGGCGATGCAGGAGGCGCAGCACGCAGACACCCGCATCAACGAAACCAGTGGTCCCACGCTTCCCGGCATGGAGGAGTGGAACAAGCAGACCAATGTGATGCAGCTGATTGAGGTCCGCACTGCTGCCTTCCGCCTGCTGGGCGAAGAGGTGCGTGCGTTGACAGCGGCATCCCGGGCCCGGAACACCCAATACCTGGAGGGTGCTGGCAACGTCATCAATGTGGAAGGCAGCATGGCTGCCAGGAAGGCAGCAGCCGACGCCGTCGCCACGTTCAACCGGGTAGCCGGGTATGAGGGCGCAGTCCGGGACATCCTGAATGAATTGGCGGCTGCCGTGCCTGAGGGCAAGGGCGCCGCTGCAGCGGCCAACCAACTGGTGCAAGCCAACCTGCAACGCCTGCGTGATGCGATTGCAGAAGAGATCCAAGGGCCCAGGCTGCCACTGGAGGTGCCTGCTGCACCTGCCGCCAAGCAGGCAGAAGCACCTGCCGAAGCACCTGCCGAAGCACCTGCTGCTGTCGAGCAGCCCACGCTGGAAATGCCGGAGCCCGAGGGCAACCCAACTCCCATTGGCGAGAAGGTGACCCTGGCCAGCAAGCAGGAGAAGGAGCGGGTCGAGCGACAGAACCGCGAGATCTCCGACATGCTGCGTCGTCTCGAGGCAGCAGAAGCGGCTGGCAATACCGAACTGGCTGGCCAGATGCGGGAATGGCTAGGCAAGCGTGGCATCACTCCTCCGACAGCAGAGGAGATGGCTGCCGCTCGCCGCACCTATGCGTTGCCACCCGAGCTGGCTGGGGCCAAGCCTCGCTATAAGTACGGCCAGAAAGGCTTTGAGCTTCAGTTCGCGACCGACATCGACAAGGTTGCGTTCATCCTTGCGGGCGACGTCACTGGCAAGAAGAGCAAGGCGCACCAGAAGTACAGGGACTGGCTGGAGCAGAGCGGCCTGAGTCCGGACGACGTCGCCCAGTACGGGGCCCAGGTGGTCAAGCCATCCATCAAGGACATGGCCCGGACCAGCCAGCCCGGCACCCTGCAGGTGCGCGACATGGGCTTTGGGGGAAGCCAGTTCGCGGCTGAACTGCCAAACCTGCGCGGATGGGCATCTGTCGAAACCGCAGGTGGCACGGTCGGCGAGGGCTACACCGGCCAGGTCAAGATCCCCGTTGAACAGCAGCGGTACCTGGAGTCCATTGCCCGCAAGGTGGCAGGTGGTGACACCAACCTGCAGTTGGTTGAGCGCATCAATGAGGTGTATGGGCCGTCGCAGGCCGCGGCCTATGGCGTTCCTGTTGGTACCCCCGCCAGCCCACGCGCCATGTTCCGAGGTGGGCGGACCATGGCCGAGGACCTGATCACCATTGCGATGGTGTCTTACGACAGGCCCGTCTCGTTTGCTCGCCAGATTGCATCCACCTTCCACGAATCGTTCCACCGCCTGCAGCGTTGGTTCCTGACGGAGCAGGAACAAAAGGCCCTGGCCCTTGGCGAGGACAAGATCCGCGCATTGGCCGCCAAGTCCAGCCCTGCTTCTCGCACCAAGTTCCTGGATGGAACGATCAGCCTGAAGGAAGCAACGGCCGAAGCCTTCTCTGGCTACGCCCGTGGCCTTGGCCCTGCGCCGGTCAAGGGCTTCGAGAAGATCAAGAAGATGCTGGACCAGGTCGTCAACGCCATCAAGGGCGCTGGCTTCCAGACCTGGGACGATGTCTTCGAGCGTGCAGCTGCTGGCGAGATTGCTGGGCGTGGCCCTGTCCTTGGCGCTACCGGCCAGCCAGAGGTGCAGTTCGCCATTGATCCACCTGACCCCGAAGAGTTTGCTCGCCGGGTGGAGCAGAACATGGGCGCCCTGGAGAACGGGGAGATGACCCTGGAAGAACTGACCCAGATGCAGCAGAGCGACGTCCGTCGTCTGTCCAGCCCATCTGGCAGCAAGTCCTACATCTCCAATGCGCCGGCCGAGTTGATTGCTGGCAACAGGGCCCTGGGCGAGATGCTTCGCAGCCGTGCTCAGGCAACGGGCATCCGCAGCTTCAGCGACAAGGTCGTCATCAACGCGGCCATCGACCAGCTGCGTCGCAGCAACATGGAGGTTGGACTGACCGTTGACCGGCTGGAGGCAGCTCGTCGTGGCGACGTCCGCAGCCAGGAAGACCTGATCGCCTTGGCGGCAACAGTGATCCACCGCGACCACCTCGCTGCTGGCAATGCCATGACTGCGTTGCAGTGGCAGCAGTCGGTCGACGAGGCCGACCGGGCCGAGGCAATGCAACGGCTATGGGCTGGCCTGGAGGATCAGACCAAGCTGGACAACGCATTGATGACGGCCAGTCGGAAGGATGGCCAACGTCTGCGCGTTATGCAGATTCGACATAACTACGACCCAACGATGCTGGAGCTGCCGACCGGCACTGTCCTGCACCACGGGACCACCAGGGAGTCGGCGGAATCCATCCTCGACAACGGCTTCAAGGAGTCGGGCCCTGGTAGCGACCTGCTCGGGCGTGGCGTCTACTTCACCGAAAACGAGGGCTACGCAGGCG